CTTCCAGACCAGTACAGGTATCCGACCCATGTGCTCACCAGCTCGCCATGCTTGCTCCCACCACGCCTCCGGCGGATCGAACTTGCAGGCGTAGCGTTTGCATTCGATCACGAATGGATCGAGATCGATGTCGCCCAGCTCGCCCTCGCGGTACTGGTCAAGAATGCGAGAACAATCAACGCCCAGCTCATCCTTGAGCTTGTTGACGATGTCCCGCTCAAACTGATGCCCCTTGCGTCGGGCAGATGCGCTCAAGAATCTTTCCTTGGATCGTCATCATTGGCGAACCGAAGCCACCACGCAGCCTTCTTCAGATCCTCATCAGGGGACTCATGCTTATTCATGCACCGAAACTGGTACTTAAAGGCGTTGACGATGGCGAAGTCTCGAACCATCTCCCAGCCAAACACCTGCACCATCACGTCAATACACTCCACATCACCTTGGTAATGGGCTGGCTGGTTGACCGGATCGCTCTTTGATCCGTACTTGCTGTCAGCTATCGACTGATCAGAATGCAAAGCCTTTGCTTGCTCATGAAAATCAGCATCTAAATGTTCCTTCATCGCTCTCGTCCTCCTTGTGTTTCGGTTATTGACGCTCCACTCGAGCGGGGTCACTTCATCAATCGAAGAACCCCTCTCACTGGTTGTGGATTTGTCTGACGACCCATTGGTGGATCTCGTGTTCACTGCCATATCGTTCCTCGAACCTTGCTTTGTAAGGGTGGCGGCTGGTGTAGACGCTTGTGTCTTCACCGCCACGGTGGTGTTTCTGGCAGAGCGGGATCGTAAGAAGGTGAGAGCCTTCTCGAACCTTGCCTTGTAGGTGGTGAACCTCAGCGGGACTGAAGATTCCCCATTCCCTGTGACAGACGGCGCAACCGAACTCACTGATTGCGTCCATCCAAGCCCGCTCTTCCTTCGAGGCTGTGTGGCTTTTCATATCGCTGCTCCAAGTTGACTAAAACTTGGTTGACTCGCAGACCATCACCCGCGATCAACCCCTCCAACTCGTCCATGAAAAATTCATCCACAACCATCTCGATTGCTTTGTTCTCGAGCACTTCCAGCTCGATGTTTATCGTCAGTTTCATGCGCCGTAGACCCGACGCTCTGCACGATGCGTTGCCATCTCTGTCTGCCAAGTCTTAAAGGCGATCTCCGCCGCCATAAGATTTGCCTTAGCTGCCGCCAAAGATCCTTTCGCTGCGCCGCGCTCAATTCTTGCCATCTCCATTTCATCTTGGTTGTCAGCCCAGCTCGTTTGCGCTGCTGCTGTTTTGCATTGGTGCTGCACCTGAGCTGTGAGCATCAGGCTCGCCATCGTTCGTTTTTCCTTGGCTTCGGCTACCGCGAGATCAGCCTCCGCCTGCGCGACTTGTGATCCGGCATCGCGAATCGAGATCGCAAAGTTTTCTTGGTTCAAAACAGTTTCTCCTTGGGCTTGGGCACATACGCCTTGGGTATCGCCGGTCTGCGCTCGACGTATTGGCAGGAGCCTTCCTCGAAATCGAACCCGATCTTCCCCTCCCACATGCCGTGGCGGTTTTTGAGCACCTCGAGGTGGATGTCCCAGCTCTTGGCGATGTCCTCGTTCACTGGTTCATTGAAGATGCGGCAGGCTTCTAGGTGCTCGGCTTTGGGTTTGTTCTTCCAAACGGAGAACGCGCCATCGCACAGATCCGAGATTGCGGAGCTGCCCTTGATGTCGAATTTGCCGGGGGCACGGCTTGCGTTCTCTTGCTTGCGAGCGTGAGCAACGAGGAAGATCGTGACGTTGAACTTCAGCTTGAACTGGACCAACGCCTCTACGAATTTTTGCTGACCCTCGTAATCGTCTTGCCGAACCATGTTGGTCAGACTGTCGATCACAAAGACGTTGATGCCGTAACGGCGATATCCGTACTCAAATGTACGAAGCAGGTCTGCTGGCTTGGGGGTCAGGTCATCAACAAACAGCCATAGGTTTGGAGCGAGCCAATCAAGCGCCCTCTTACGCCAATCTTTCTCAGGCTTCCTCACACCACAGGTCTGCATGAGCATTCGACCCAGCGTGTATCGGGGAGTCATCTCCATCGATGCAATCAGGATCTTTCGATCTTGGGTAATCGCATTCAGGCAGAGCTGGTTGAGCATCATGGACTTGCCGCTACCTGAGAACCCCGCTACCAGCCACAGATCATGCTCGCGAAACCGGACATCGTTCTCATCGAACTTCTCGAATCCAGATCGGAACCCACCGCTATCGTTCTCCTTGGCGTCGAAGAAAGCGTCCAGCTCATCCTCAAACTCAACCACCGTCCTGAGCTGCTCCGGTGCCTGCCACTTCGCATCTTCATAGGATGACTTGAGGATCTTTCGGGCATCGTCATAGCCGCGCTCTTGGATCAGCTCGTTGATGTCTTTGGCAGGGAACAGAACACGAAACGCTCGGTCACCAAGACGCTGTTTCAGCTTCTCGCCGCACTTCTCACCCGCCTCATCGTGATCGGTGGCGAGGACGATCTCCTCGAACCGAGCGAGGTTATCGAACTCAGCTTCAAGCCACGTCAGGTTGCTTGCACCGCTTGGCAGTGACAGCGCAGGGAAGCCAAGCTCGCGAGCAGCGATAGCATCCAGCTCACCCTCCGTCAGCCAGACAGTTCTTGAGGTGTCTGGGATGGTGTGCCAGCCGTAGAGGATTTGCTGCATCCCCGACTGATTGCACATGCCGGGATTGCCTTCGTAGTTCAGCGGCTTGTTTTTGAGGAAGACTAGTTTTCCCGCCGGATCAAAAAACTGGAACACCAGATCTGAGCCTTGCGTCTTGAGAGCTGCGGTCTCATAAATCTTGTGCCGATACACCAGCTCACCGACATCTCGAAACCCTCGACCCTCTAGGAAGGTATGCAGAGAGTCGGTATTGGTTTGCTCGGGAGCCACTGGCTTGGAGTACCGCTTGATCTGGGCAGACCTGACCTTCATCGACGGCTTGATATCGCGGATGTTGAATCGCTTCTTCGCCCAGTCCATCGCGGCAGGAATGCCGACGCCCTTCGAGTGGCAAATGAGATCGATCAGATCACCGTGGTCCCCAGCCTCGAAGTCAGTCCACTGCCCCGCTCTATCACAGTGCAGGAATACGCTGAGGCTTCTGCCCTTCTCGCCGTGTACGTTACCGATCTTGAAACAGCCGTGCTCGATAACGCCGTCAGAGAACAGCTCGGGGCACAGGACAGGGGCATGCTTGGCAAGCTCAACCTTGAGTGTTGCGATTTCCATCACTTCACCCCCATCAGCATTTTGATGTCGCGATCATCACTGAAGTAGTTCTTGATGAGGGCGTACTGGGGGTCGATGGATCGCCAACCCTTGTTGATTGCGATGTCTACTACCACTTCGTAATTCGTGCAGCGAGCCTTGTGGAGAAGCTCAAACGTGCGTATCGCATTGTTGAGAAGCTTTGCGCCTAAAATGCCGTCGCTGTCTGCCTTATGCCGTAACCATCGGTCGAATGCCTGAACAGGGATTCCTTTGGGGCATTGCTTGATCGCGTCAGCGAGTGCGGTCTTCTTCTTTGTATTCTTATTATTACTTTGTAAGAGATATTCTTTTCTTTGTGTCACGGTATCCAGATCTGGGTTTTGCCACATCTGGGTTTGGTTGCATGTGGTGAACTGACCCGCTGTATCGGTGACATCGTAGTCCCACTGCTTGACCTTGCCGTCTTTGGACCGCTTGATGTTGCGCTTGATGTAGCCAGCCGCTTCCAGTGTTTTGGTGATCCTGCTCACACGCTCACGGCTGATCCCCCAGTATTGGGCGATGGATGCGTTGGTGACTTGCCAGTCAGTCGGATGGGATAAGAGGTGGACGAGAACGGCAACGCTCTCTAGATTCAGACCGTCTTCTCTCTTTGCTGCGTTCGTGCCGCCTTGCAGCAGAGAATTTGACAGAACTGTGTAGTTTCTTTGGTGGTTGTTGCGGTAAATCATCAGCCCTCCTTGGTGAGGAAAGCATCATCACTAATTGATTACTTTTCAACTCTTTTCGTTGTTGTTCCCATTTAGTAAGCGTTTTCAGTGACTTACAGACCCTGATCACTACCTAAAAAGGTACTGTATGAATTCCCAGGTTTACAGTTTGGGTTTATGTGTTAGCTTTCATGTGCTCGATAGGTTCGCTTTATGAATAAATCGTGTGAATAAAGGAGTTACACACATCAAACAACACATGGACGTTGAAATGTTAAAAACAGACAGAGCTGATTGGCTCAAAGAAACACTTAATAATAAAAACGTGCCCGAATACGGGCGAGCATCAACCATTTCCCGCGATATGCAATGCGCCAAAGCAGCCGCAACAGGCTGGCTTTCCGGTACTTTACCCAGAGACATGGCACTTGGTTTCCGATTTGCGGATCGGTACGAATTCGACGTGCGCGAATGGGTAATGGA